GACAAGGATTGTATGCCTTTAAAGTGGTAATGGATGATACCAATAACACACCAACTGTAATAGATAGAAATGAGTTAGTAGGACAAATATTTTTACAACCAACTAAAACTGCTGAATTTGTAATTCTTGATTTCAATGTATTACCAACTGGAGCAACATTTCCAGCATAAAAAAAAGAAAAACGAATATTTATAATAAAATAAAAAAATAAAATGGCAGTATTAGATCCAAACGAAATATTTTTCACCGCTTTTGAACCAAAACAAGCTAATAGGTTTATCATGTACATTGATGGTATCCCAGCTTATTTAGTAAAAGAAGTAGGGGCTGTAACTTTATCACAAGGTACAGTTGAATTAAATCATATTAATGTATCAAGATATGTAAAAGGAAAATCCACTTGGGATCCAATTTCTTTAACATTATTTGATCCAATTACACCATCTGGAGCACAAGCAACTATGGAATGGGTACGTTTACATCATGAATCAGTTACTGGTCGTGATGGATATAGTGATTTCTATAAAAAAGATCTTACTTTTAATGTACTAGGACCTGTAGGAGACATTGTATCTGAATGGATTATAAAAGGTGCATTTATTACAAATACATCATTTGGAGATTATAATTGGGATACTGTAGATACAGCTCAAAACATAAGCATTACAGTACAACCAGATTATTGTATTTTAAACTTCTAAAAATTTTATCCACCCCTGATTTAGAAAATAGCTTGGCTTCGGCCAGGCTTTTTCTTATTTTAATAATATAATAAAAATTACGTGGAGACGCATTAAAAGTTTATTATATTAATATTTATAAATGTACAAAACGTTATTAACAAATAAAGATTATGGCAGATTTTAAACTAGCAACAGAAGTATTAGACTTACCTTCAAAAGGATATTTATATTCAAAAGATTCCCCACTAGCTGATGGAAAAATTGAAATCAAATACATGACAGCTAAAGAAGAAGATATTCTTACTAATTCTTCTTACATTCAAAAAGGAACAGTATTAGATAAATTATTTCAATCATTAATTGTCTCTAAAATAGATTACAATGATTTATTAATTGGAGATAAAAACGCGATTATGATTGCTGCTCGTATTTTAGGATATGGTAAAGATTATAGTTTTACCTATGAAGGTGTAGAAGAAACAGTAGATTTAACGGATATTAGTAATACAGAGATTGATGATGAGTTGTTTAAATCAGGTAAAAATGAATTTAACTATACATTCCCTCACTCAGGTAATGAAATTACTTTTAAGCTATTAAATCACGGGGATGAAACTAAAATTCAACGTGAACTTGATGGTTTAAAGAAAATAAATAAAGAATCAGATCCTACTCTTACTACAAGACTAAAACACACAATCCTTTCGGTTGAAGGAAAAACAGAAAAAAAAGAAATTCGAGAGTTCATAGATAAATATCTATTAGCACGAGATGCCCGTGCGCTAAGAGAATACATTAAATCAATGTCACCAGATGTAGATTTATCTTTTTTTCCCTCTAGTAGCGAAACAACAAAAACTATCCCAATTGGGGTTGGATTTTTTTGGCCTGACTTTGGAAAATAGTCCAGTATACAGAAAAAACTTATTTACTCAAATACATAACATAGTCTTCCATGGAAATGGAGGCTATGATTGGTTTACAATATACAATATGCCCATTTGGCTTCGTAAATTTACTTTTCATGAAATAAATGAGTATAATAAGTCTCAAAATGAAAAAGCAAACGAATCTAAAAATAAAGATTCTCTAGTTAATACTAAGGGTCAGGTAAACCAACCTAAATTTCAAAATAAAACCAGTTATAAGTAAAATCACTTTTTTTAATATTTATAATAAAATATCAATATGGCATTAGGAGACGATGTAAAAAAAGCAACAGAAGAAGCACAGAATTTTAAAGAAATAATGTTGCAACTAGATTCAACATTAGCATCTTTGGCTGTTACATTTTCAAAAGGCTTTAATTCACAGTTAGATAGTGCTGTTGTAAAAGTAGAAAAACTTACCCAAGTTTATAAAAAGGATCTTTCAAAAGCAATAACTCAATCTAAAAACGATCAAGAATCCATAAATAAACTACAAACCCAAGCTAATAAAGGTAAAGCTAGTGAAGCTGTTATAGCTGCAAAACTTGCTGATATAGAATTTAAAAGACAATCTGTTCTTAATAAAATTGAAAATGCTAAAAGTGAAGCTTTAAAACTTGATTATGAAGAAGCAAATGCTTTAGTAGAAGTTTACAACGAACAAGAAAGAATTACTAAAGAAATTAAAGAAAGAGTTAAAGCTCAAGATGAATCTTTAGGTGCCGTAGGTAAAATTACAGGTGCATTTACTGGTTTATTAAATAAGCTTGGGATGGGTGATCTTAATAAGTTTTTTAACCTAGATGAGGCAAATGCCGCATCTAAGATACAATTAGAACAATTAAGTAAAAGTGCGACTGCGGGTAAAAAAATAGGTGTTGTTATTAAAAATATAGTTAAAAATTTAGATTTAGCAGCTTTTGGAGCTGGTGCTTTATTTAAATTAGCAGGTGCTTTATTTGATCAATTTATAAAAGCTGATCAAACTACAACTGATATTGCTCGTGGTCTTAGTATGTCTACAGTTGAAGCTGAGGCATTTCATAAAGAAATGATGGAAACTAGTGGAACAATTTTATCCACTAATGTGTCATTAAAAGAACAGTTAAAAACAGTAAAGTCCTTAAATAAATCTTTAGGAGGGACTGCAATTGCTTTTAATAAAGATATTTTAGAAGGTGCATCAGATACATTAAACAGACTCCACTTATCAGAAGAAGCAGTAGGTAATATGGCTAAACAAGCTATGTTTACAGGTAAAAGTTTTAAAGCATTAGAAAAAGAACAAGCAAAAGGAGTTTTAGATGCTGAAAGAGAATTTGGTATTAGACTAAAATTATCAGATGTATTAGATGAGACTAATAAAATAACAGGAATTGCTCGAGTTAACGCTCTAGGTATTGAAGGGGGATTATCAAAAGCAGTTGCTACTGCTAAATCTTTAGGTATTGAAATGAGCGCCATAGCAAGCTCAGCAGGTCAATTATTGGATTTTGAAAGTTCTATTCAAAAGGAATTAGAAGCAGAATTATTTATTGGTAGAGATTTAAATCTTGAAAAGGCAAGATCCGCAGCATTAGCAGGTGATCAAGAAGCCTTAGCAAAGGCATTAGTTGAAGAAGCAGGTAGTTTAGAAGAACTGCAAGGAATGAATGTTCTTCAACAAGAGGCATTAGCCGGTGCTTTAGGAATGAGTGCTGATCAATTAGCAGATAGTTTAATGACTGGAGAAGCACTATCTACTCAAGCACAAGCCGATTTAGATAGAGATGCTCAAAAAGCTTTAAATAATGAAAAAATGCTTTCTCTACAAGAAAGACAAACCTTGGCAATGGATAAATTTTCAGAAACTGTTCAAATGTTAGGTCCGTTATTATTAGTTGCTGCAGCAGCGGCAGCAGCAATCGCCATAGCTATGTCATTTGGTACAGCAACCCCTTTGGTTGTAGGAGGTATTATAGCTACAGCAGCCGCTGTAGGATCAATTTCAACTATTGAAGATGGTGTTGCTCCTCCAGGATCAGGACCATTTACAATTCAAGATAAATTTGGTGCTACTACAATAACAGCAGCAGGTGATGGTTTAGCGGTTTCCCCTAATATAAATACAACGGGTGAAGCTAGAGGAGATGCAAACGTAAGAGATACTAATATGAATGAAACAAATATGTTATTAAAGCAAATTTTAAATAAAGAAGGAACAGTTAAAATGGATAGTACTGATGTTGGTACTTCTTTTTCTATAGGTTCTAGACAAATACAATAGTACAATATTTATAATAAAAACAACAATTATGGGACTTTTAAACAAATTAGAAACAGGTAAATCTACTTTAACTGGATTAAATGGTGGCACACCTTCTACTCCTGAATTTTCACTATCAAAATTACATGATACCTATTCAGTAAATGGTGATCCAAATATATCTAACAAACCGGCACCCTCGAATTTAGTTTCTGGTAACCCTGCAAAATATTTAAATAATTTACCTAGATAATAAAATATGGGGCTTTTAGATTTAAAAACTGACCTTAAATCATTAAGGTATGGGCGAGACCGTGTAGGTGGAGGAAGTAGTAAAGAACCTTTTATTACTGACTCTATAAACAGTACTCCTGGAGATACTGGTGGTACTGACTTTCTTTTAAGAGCAAATTCTTTAAGTAATGTAGAGGATGACGTATCTAGAATAGGTCAATTTATGGCTTCCCCTAAAGGTTTACAATTTGCTGTAAAACAAAATCTACTATCAAGATCCGCAGTTAAATCTCAAGCAAGTAGTGGACCTATAAATGATGGGATTTATTTACCAACTTCAACTTTGGCTCAAGTAGCAGTAAATGCCGGAGGAGGACATTTGTTAAAACAAGGTATAAATCCATTTGCAAATACAACAACTGATAATTCTAATACTGGAATAGATTTTCTTGATAACATTTTAAACGAGGAATTACCTCTAGCAGCTCCTTTTTATGCTAAAAAAATTGGGGTAATAAGTGAAGTTAAAAATAATAGATTAACTGAATTAGTAAAATATAAAATTGGAGGTCCAAGTGTTCAAACTACTGATGATACCCCTTCTTTTCTAAATCAATTAATTAGTGGAGGAATTGGTGGAGGAATATTAAATAATATATTATCTACTTCTCCATCTGCAGGGCAAAAATACAATAGTATATCCTTAAACCAAGGAGAAATATTAAGATACGATGGTGGCCCAGGATCGGTTTTAGGAATAGGACAAACAAGTATAAAAAGAGTAACTAATACTAATAATTTAGAACCTTTTATATATAATTATAGTGAGTTAGTAACAGCAGGAGATTCAAGAATATCAAAAGGTAAAATTTTACCCGATTTTAGATCCATTAAAATCACCAAAAAGCCCAACTCAATTATTTCAACAGCTCTTGATTATAGTAGAGATAATATAGAAAACAGAGTACATTTAGGTAACCCTGGAAGGAGAAATAAAAATTTATTAAATTACAATATTGGAACTGGTGATGGTCCCCTAGACAAAATTAATGCCCTCCCCCTATATTCATCTACAGGAGTTGTTAACACATATAAAGGGGATAATATTAAAAATGATTTTATAAAATTTCGAATAGGTATATTAAGTAATGAATATGCCGAAGTAAAAACTTACATACATTTTAGAGCATTTATAGATAACTTTTCTGATAACTACTCAGCAGGTTGGAATGAAGAAAAATTTATGGGTAGAGCCGAATCTTTTTATCGATATGATTCTTTTAATAGGTCAATATCTATGGGTTGGACTTTAGCAGCACAATCCGTAGATGAATTAATACCCATGTACCAAAAATTAAACTTTTTAGCTTCAAGTTTAGCTCCAGATTATAGTGAAGATGGGTATATGCAAGGAAATATCGCTTATTTAACTTTTGGGGGTTATTGTTATGAACAACCTGGTATAATAACTGGTTTAAACCTATCATACCCTCAAGAATCCCCTTGGGAAATTGACATTGATAGTAAAACAGGAGCAAATGATGGAGGTAAAAAAACAAAAGAATTACCCCACATCATGAAAGTTACAGGGTTTGAATTTAAACCTATTCATAATTTTGTACCAAGAATTCAACAAAATAATTTTGATGGGTTAGTAGAGGGTAATGCCACATTTATTTCAAAATTTGGTAAACAACAATTTATAGCTCTAAAAAACAAAAATGGTGATAATTACACAGGTGATAATGGATCTGAAACCTTTACCGTACCTTCATCTAAAACAGAACAAGAACCAACATCAACTGATATTGATAAAACAAAAGAGGCAATAGGTCTAAATACTAATCAAACATCACTATAATGAGTAGATACGGGAACACAGATTTATTTGGAAGAAATTTTTTATATTATGGGACCACTAAATACCCCTCCCCTCCTTTATCATCTTCTGATATATATGTCATCACTCAAGAAGGTGATAGGTATGATCAATTAGCTCAACAATATTATGGGGATCCTAGTTTATGGTGGGTTATTTCTGTATCAAATCCAAATTTAAAACAAAACTCATATTTTCCACCAATAGGAATACAAATAAGAATACCACAAAATTTATCAGCTATATTAAATAGTTTTAAACAGTTAAATGAAAGATAGTTATGACAGGAAATTTAATAGGTGAAGAGTTTGATGATTATGTATTTAGTCAAATTAAAGATAGACAACTCCTTACGGGAATGGGGTATGATGTAACAAACTTATCATCAAACAACCTTCTTTCTCCAAGGGAAATTAATATATTAAATAATAAAAACTCCTTTATTAAACTAGCATCCGGAGTTAATTTCTTTGATAATATTGAACAACCTACTTTTGATGAAGCATATCAAGCAGGTGCATTGGGTGATTCTTCAATTTATGAACAGGGGTCAAGACAAAGATATAGAGATACTCCTGAAGAAATAGCCGGGGGTTATATAATATTAGATGAGGGAAGAGAAAGATTTAAATTATATAAAGAACAAATAGCTCAAAATAATATAAACCAAAAAAACCAAGCTAAACAAAAACTTAGAAATATGGGGTTTGAAGAAGATCAAATAACTTCCTTTTCTAAAACTAATAAACTTGCTCAAAATGCTGTTTTATATTCTGGTTTAAGTGCCTTAGACCCTAAAACCAAAACACTTACTGCAAGATCAGGAATTTCAGAAGACTTAAACCTTCTTTGGAACCAAAACTCAGCCTATGGGTTAGGTGGACGACAATTTGGACAACAACCTATGCCAGGTATTACTTCAGCAGCCATAAGTTGTTTAAATAGGGGTTCTATACGAAGTGCTACAGTACAAATTAAAGCCTATAATACTTTTCAATTTCAATTAATTGAATTATTATATTTAAAATTAGGTTTTACTATGATGTTAGAATGGGGACATACTAAATATATTAGTAATGGATCTATAAACCCTATGGGGACAACAATAACTGAAGATAGTTTTTTTAATACAAAAGACCAAACTCAATTACAAGTATTAAAAAATATTGAATCCTATAGAGAAAGGTATGCAGGTAACTATGATGGTTTTTTTGGAAGAGTAACTAATTTTTCTTGGGATTTTTCTCCAAATGGTACTTATGATATTACTTTAAAATTAATAACTTTAGGAGATATTATAGAATCATTACAAATAAATATCCCTTCACCTATAAGGGGCTTTGAATCAGGAGACAATAGTAGTTCTTCTAACGTTAATTCCTCTACTACAATAGATACATGGTTAGATACATACGCAAAAAGAACTGCAAATATTACTGGAGAATTTACCCTATACAAACCAAATAAAAACTATCTAAACCTCTTAAACGCTAACTATGATTCCCAGTCAAATGATGAACAGTTTAGATATACTAACCCTGATGGGACTATTACAGTAGGAAATCAAGAGTTTATAGAATCAATTATAAGACTTAACAACCCAGGTAAAGTAGATGGTAGTGAAACCAACGCAATATATCAAGCTAGAGAGAAAAGAATAGAGGCGGAATTAAAATTATTTCAATCTCAAATTAATTCTACTTTTAATCTTAATGGTGGGTTAACAAAAATGAATAGTTATTATACTACGTTTGGTAATTTATTAAAAAATATTGTAGATAGTGTTATACCTAGAGTAATAAGTGGTGATGAAGATTCCCCTATTTTGGAGATTGGAACCGATGAAAAAATCAACATAGTTAGTGCACAACCAAACCAAGTATCATTTGACCTTAGTGTATGTTATGTTAAACCCCAAATAAATGTAGGGGGTGTAAATACACCTCAATTTTTTTTAAAAGATAGTATAAAGGACTTTTTTGTATTAGAAAAAGAAGGAAACCAAGATATACTCTACGGTCAGCTAATGAATGTATATTTAAACTTTGATTTTATAAAATCATGTTTAAGAAAAAATACATCAAAAGATGGGACTTTAAGTTTATTTAATTTTTTAACTGGGATTTGTGATGGGATTAATAGTTCTCTAGGTAATGTAAATAAAATAGAACCTATAATTAATTCTGAAATAAATGAATTAGTTTTTATAGATCAAAACCCTATAAGGGGTAATAGCTCTATACTAAAAAAACTTTTAGCTAAAGTTCCCGCCCCCGAAGAAATAGTGCCTTTAGAAGTATTCGGTTTTAATACTACTTCTGGAGATTCTCTTTCAAACTTTGTAAAAGATTTTAAATTTGAAACAAAAATCCCATCTAATTTAGCTAGTATGATTTCTATAGGGACAACTGCAGGAGGTTCTTCATCTAAAGTTATTGATGGTACTGCTTTTACTTCAATAAACGCAGGACTAATAGATAGATTCCAAAAACAAATATTACCACCTCCAAACTTTCCAAACCCAGTTGAAGAAGCAAAACAAATAGCAAATGCACAAGAAGAGGATATAGATACAAAGTTTTCAATTTTTTGGGGAGTTAGGATTAAAGATGTACTTCCTACAAATAAAAACCGCAAACTTACCACCAACCTAAGAGAAGAAATGAATAAAGATGAAAATCGTACTTTAGGTGTAGGTAATTCCATAAAATGGAATATACCAAGAGCCGTAGATGGTAGGGCTGGGGATAGTGTCCAAAGAGAAAGGGAATATGGTAACAAGGTAGATGTAAAATCAGGAGTATACAATGGCTATAATTTTACTAAATTAAGCTACAGTGAGGCATTAAAGGGTTTTAAAAAATTTAAAGAGGGAGTTGGTAAAGATGTGTTATCCGAAAATGATATTGATCTTTCAACCTCATATCAAAAGTGGTTAATATACGCCTTTTCTGGAATTATAAT